ATCGGGGTTGCTGGCCTTGTGTTGGGAAGGATACCTGAAGAGATCGCAAAAAGCCGTGCCGAGTATTTTAAAAGAATTACTCAGGATAGAGTAGACGCGGTAGATAACGATGTCTTGAAGGAACAACGACCGGAGATGCCTATTAATATTAGTAGACAATCTCGCGTAACTTTTGGTGGTGGAAACAAATCCTAATGGTTTGGTAATATTCACTCCCCAAAGTAAACAAAAACAATAAAAGGAGATAATAACTTATGGCTAATGTAGTCGAAAAATATGGTCTAAGACCAGTAAGGAAGTTAGATGGCTCTCCATTTATTAACGCGCAAAACAGATATAGAATTGCAGCGAACTACGGTACCGCAATTTATCAAGGTGACTTGGTAAAACCTGTAACAGGTGGTGGAATCGAAAGAGCAGTTGCAAATACTTCTGATCTTGTAGTGGGCGTTTTTAACGGAGTGTTTTACACAGATCCTACTACTCAGAAGCCGACTTGGAAAAACTATTATCCAGGAACAGTTAACGCTAGTGACATTGTTGCTACTGTTATCGATGATCCGAATGTAGTTTACTCAATCGACTCTGATGGAGCGTTTGCTGTAGCAGACATCTTTAAAAACTTCGCAATAACAACAGCGACAGGAAACACGTTAACAGGTATATCTGAAGTTCAATTGGACTATAGTGTATCTGGTTTAACAGTAAGTGGAACTGTCCTTCAAGCAATTGATGTATCTCAAGATACACAAAATTCAACTGCTGGAAGCGCGAACGTAGATGTGTTAGTTAGAATTAACAATCACTTCTATGATCAAGGCACAGGTATATAGGAATAGGAGAATAAATTATGGCTATATCACGATCACAACTAGTTAAAGAACTAGAGCCAGGATTGAATGCACTATTCGGCCTGGAATACAATAGATACGACAATGAGCATGCAGAGATCTTCATGGCTGAAGCTTCAGACAGAGCGTTTGAGGAAGAAGTTATGTTATCTGGCTTTGGCACAGCAGCAAATAAAGCTGAAGGTGCTATGGTCACTTTTGACCAAGCGACTGAAGTATATACTTCAAGATACACTCACAATACTGTGGCGTTAGCATTTGCTATCACAGAAGAGGCAATTGAAGATAACTTATACGACAGATTAGCTGGCAGATACACAAGAGCTCTTGCTAGATCAATGGCGCAATCAAAACAAATCACAGCTGCTAACATTTTGAACAACGGTTTTGACACTGGTGGTTCATACAATGGTGGTGACGGTAAAGCATTAATGACTACTGATCACCCACTAGCAAATGGTGGAACATTCAGAAATGAATTATCTACTGCTGCTGACTTGTCAGAAACATCGTTAGAACAATCGCTAATCGACATCGCAGCGTTTGTGGATGAAAGAGGATTAAAGATCGCTCTACAAGGTAGAAAATTGATTATTCCAAAAGAATTACAATTTACTGCTGAGAGAATCATGAAATCACCTTTATCTACAACACCAGGTGGTTCGTCAGCGTTTGCTAAAAACGACATCAACGCAATGATGAATATGGGAATGATTCCTGAAGGTTATAGAGTTAATCACTTCTTAACTGATACAGACGCATTCTTCATATTAACTGATGCGCCTAACGGCTTGAAACACTTTGTAAGATCGCCAATTAAAACAGCGATTGAAGGTGATTTCGATACTGGAAACGTAAGATTTAAAGCTAGAGAAAGATACAGCTTCGGTTGGTCTGACCCTAGAGGAATCTTTGGTTCGCCAGGAGCGTAATCAATTTAATATAGGGGCGTAGTATTTACGCCCCTATACTTTAACCTTATAATGGAGATACTATGAGTTACAAAAGCGATATCCAAGCAACAAGATCAACAGCAGCAGCTGGTGCTAGCGCAATCATTTCAGGACCTATAAGACTAAGAGGTATAATAATTGCTTCTGACGGAGTGGGTGCAGGTGTATTAGAACTTACAACAACTTCAAATTCTGGAACAACTTTATTTATTGGTGATGTTCCTCAAGGAGATGTAATTAACTTTAGTTTTCCTGAAGATGGTATTCCATTTCCAAAAGGAATTTTCTGTAAAACAAAAACTAATATTGCTGCATATACTTTATTAACAGATAAATACTCAGCACCGGGAT